CAAACTCTAATGATGATTTAGCAGAACTTTGGGATAAGTTTGTTACCCAACTTGGTGCTGAGTCACCTGAATTTAGCGACTTCTATAACCGATACTTTCCAAACGACCCGGTGGTGATTTAAATGGCAGATGAAAAAGATAAGAAAGCAGTAGAAACTACTGCATCTAATAAGACTGGTTCAACCAGTTCTATGGACATTTTCAACCAAGCCTTAGCATCAGGTGGTGTCTATCAAGGTAAAGGTGCAGACGGTAAAGATAAGACTGTTGGTTTAGACGAGTGGACCAAAAGATGGTTTTCTATGTCTGAAACCGAACGCCAAAACTGGGTAAATAAATTTAACGCCCTTGGCAAAAAGGTCAATGTTGTTACTGGTATTGATGAGTGGGTTGCTTATGGTCGCAAGTCTATTCAGTATTACCAACAGGGTGGCAAGTTCACACCTGATGAGTTACTTGCAATGGATGCCAAGCAAGGTGTTGGAAGCGGTGTTTCTTACACATCTCAGGATGCAAAGGCTTTAGTTCAAAGCACATACCAATCATTACTTGGTCGTGATGCTACTGGTGGAGAATACGAAAAGGCTTTCCAAAAGGCTATGACCCAATCAGGGTCAACTGGTGCTGCTGGTCGCCAACAGGCTGTTGTTGATTTTATTAAGTCAACTGATGAGTATGACTCTCGCCAAGAAAACAAATACTTAGATGCTATCTATAACGAATTAGCAGGAGAGATGCGTGAGGTGAAGGCATAATGGCAGGTCCAGCAAGCCCACGCGGTGGCGGTAGAGGGGAAGTACCTTTAACCCCTAGAGAACAATTATACCAACTTGGTGTTGCTCTTTATCAGGCTGAACAGGCTTTAAATAGGGCTAAGTATCCATCTGCTGCTTATACAAAGGCTAAAACCGCTTATCAAAACATTAAAAAACAATTTGATGAGGCAAATGCTAAAGCAAATGTAGAGGTTAAAAGCGCTCAGAAAAAGAAAAATGATGCTGAGATTATTCGCTTGCAAGGCGAGCGCGATAAGGCTATTACTTTAGGTGCTAAACCTACTGACCAAAAAATTAAAGACATTGATGCCAAGATTAAAGCACTAGGCGGTACTACTGCTGCTGGTGTCGGTGGACAATCGCAAGGTGGCGGTGGCTATACAGAGGATGCTGATGGAGATGGTATTCCAAATGCTATTGACCCTGAGCCATACACAGCCAAAGGCTCAGCATCACAAGGTGCTGGTCGTGGCGCAGGTGCTACTGGCGGTGCTACTGGCGGTGCAACAGGTGGTTCTACTGGCGGTACAGGAACTGGTACAGGTGCTAAAGATAAAGTTGTTATTGATAAGACTGTATGGGTTTCATACATGCGACAGACTTTCAAGACACTTGATGATGCCAAGATGCGTGACCAAATTGAGAAACTTCTTGATACTGCTAAGAAGCAAAATTGGGATGAAGCAACTTTCATGGAGTCACTTAAAGGCACAACTTGGTGGCAAACAGAGTATCCAACTTTCCGTAACTTTTTCTTAGAGTCCAATGACCCACGCAATGCTGCTACTTTTGGACAAAAGATAAACAATAAAACAGATGCAGTCCGTCAACGCCTTGAAGCCTTGGGTATTCGTTTAAACCAAATTGACCCAACTACTGGCAAGATGATGACTCCTGAGGAATACAACAAGCGTGTAAACGGTATCATTTTAGAAACCGTTAAGAACGATTGGACTGATGCTCAGTTAGATAACTACTTGGCTACTAAGTCAGACATTATCTTTTCAGGTGGTGGAAGTATTGGTAGTTCAGTTCGCCGTATTACAGATACTGCTTGGAAGTATGGAATTGACCTTGATGATACATACAAGAAGTCAATTAACCAGTCATTGTTAGACACAATGGATGGTCGTGATGAGTCATTTTGGTATGAGGAAATGAAGCGACAATCTGCTGACCTTTACTCACCATTTGCCGAAGGTTTAAACCAAGGCAGAACTCTTTACGACATGACTCGTAACTATCGTACTCAAATGGCTTCGTTGCTTGAAATGGATGAGTCGTCTATTAAATGGAACGACCTTATGAAGTATGCAACTAAAACTGGTGTAGATGGTAAACCATCAAAGTCAACATTTGCTGAGTTTACTAAATCTATTAAGAACGACCCATTATGGCAATACACAAAGAACGCTAAAGAAACTTACACCAATCAGGCACTAAGCCTGCTTCGTGACTTCGGAATTGTAGGTTAATCATGGCTGCCCCTAAACCAACTCCTTCACCAAAGCCGGGAACTAAGCCAACACCTGTTGTTGCTAAGACCGCTGACCAAGCACGCGCACAAGCAACTGCCCCAAAGCCAACTACTACGCCAAAGCCAACTTTTACGCCACCTTCTAGGACCACTCCTACTCCTACTAAGACTCCTACTAAGACTCCTACTAAAACTACTGGTACAACAGGAACTAAGGGTGCAGGTGCAACGGTAGAGTTTACTGGTCCTTCAAAGTATTCTCCTATTGACCCTAAAATTCAGGCTGAACTTGATAAAGCAGCAGCATCTAAAAAGTTAGCAGATGAAAAAATTGCTATTGCTAAGGCTAAGTCAGATGCTGCCAAAAAGAAAATTGCTGATGCCAAGAAAAAAGCAGATGATGCTAAGAAAAAACTTGGTGACGGTAAAAAGATTGATGACGGTACTGATGATGATGGTACTGATGATGATGGTGCTACTGGTGGCGATTTTGCTGGTAAATTCATCTCAACTAAATCAGTAAAAATTAGTGGCGGAACAAATCTTTTTAATGTTTTCTCCAACGGTAAAGGTGGAACATACGAGGAATTTGTTGCCTTTATTCCTGATGATGAAGGCGGGGATGATGGTGCTGATGCTGCTGCTGTTGCTGAAATGCGTGCAGAGGATAAGCGTGATAAACAACGCACAGCCTTAGAGGAATTTGTATCTATTCTTTCAGGTGCTGGTCTTAGCGAATTGGCTGATGAAGTCAATAAAATGATTTTAGAGGATAAGACTGCTGCACAAATTAAACTTGAAATTCGTAAGACTAAATCTTATGAGGCACGCTTTCCGGGTATGAAGGCTCTTAGCGATAAGAACCGTGCTATTACCGAAGGTGAATACATTGACTTAGAGCGTGGTTATTCTCAGACCCTTCGTGCTTATGGTCTTGATGAAAAGATTTATGGTGACCGTGGTGACCTTGGAACTTACATCTCTAACGAAGTTAGCGCCCGTGAGTTTGAGGAACGCGTATCACTTGCTAAAGACCGCGTATCATCTCAGGCAGATGTTATGAAGGCTCTTGGTGAAATGTATGTAACAGAAGCAGATGCTATCGGATACCTTCTTAACCCATTGAAAGCAATGGATGTTATTAAGAAGCAGGTTCGTTCTGCTGAAATTGGTGCTGCTGCTGCTAGTGCTAGATTTACACTAGGCGCAGATGCTGCTAACCGTGCTAGGGAAGCAGAAGCATTGATTGGTGCTACTGGTACAACAGATGTAGCCACATTGAAACAAGAATTTGGTAAGGCAAGAATACTTGCTGATACTCAATCACAACTATCTAAACTTGAAGGCGAAACCTACAACGAACTAGAAGCAGTACAAGCCGTTGTTGGTGGCGAACAAGAAAAGTTGTTAAAGTCAAAGCGCAGAGCAGAGCGTGAAGCAATGTTCCGCTTTGGTGGTCAGTCAGGCGTAGGTGCTTATTCACTACGCAGTACGACTAACCAATAATTAGGTTCCTTATCTGACCGACCAGCCCGGATAAGTGTAAGAAGTCTGGTAGCAATAGCCAACTTATGTTCCCCTACATAAAGTTGTGGATTGCGAATACAACAACGAGAAAAGGGAGATGGCTAATGAGCCAAAATAACGAGTATGATGACGAGTTTGATGACTTCGGTGACGAAGGCACAGATGTAGTTAAGCAACTCCGTAAAGTAAACCGCACACTAGAAAAGCGTGCTAAAGAACTGGAACAGGAGTTGAAAGGACTGCAATCGCAGACCCGCCAGCGTACTGTAAAGGATGTGTTGCAAGCCAAGGGTATTAACCCAAAGATTGCTGCTTTCATACCGCAAGACATTGATACATCTGAGGATGCAATCAATGGCTGGCTTAGTGAATACGGTGATGTCTTTGGTGTTAACTCAAATGCTAATTCAGAGCAGGCTTCAAATAATTCAGTTGATGTTTCCGCAAATGCAAGAATTAACCAAGTGGTTTCAACAGGGCAAGTTCCCGAAGTTGACTCAGATGCTATGGCTAAAATCCTTGCAGCAGGTAACGCAGATGAATTAAACCGCATCCTTGGATTAAATTAACCAACTACCAATCTAAGGAGTATGACTCATGGCAGACACAAATACATCAGCCCTTGCGGGTTTGGTGAAAACTGCGTATGACCGCTATGTTGAGTTCGCTCTCCGTTCGCAACCGCTAGTTCGTAGCGTTGCAGACAAGCGCCCAGCACAGCAAGCAATGCCGGGGTCAAGCGTTGTATTCTCACTTTACAACGATTTGGCTGCCGCAACTTCTGCACTTTCAGAGGCAACAGACCCTGATGCAGTAGCACTATCTGATGTATCTACCACTTCTGTAACACTTGCAGAATACGGTAATGCATCACTTGTAACTCGTAAGTTACAACTATTCTCTCTATCAGATGTGGACCCAGCAGTTGCAGACATTATTGCCTACAACATGGCTGACTCACTTGATAAGATTGCAATGGAAAGCCTACGCCAAGGAACAAATGTTCTTTACGGTGGCTCTGTAACTTCAACAGCAACCGTTTCATCCGCAGATGTACTAACATCAGCAAAAATCCGCCGTGCAGTAGCCAAGTTGCGTGCCAACAAGGCTGTTCCACGCCAAGGTTCTTTGTACTGGTGCGGTATTCACCCTGAGGTTTCACACGACCTTCGTGCTGAAACAGGCTCAGTCGGATGGCGCGACATCCACGCTCAGACAGACTCTGCACAGGGTAACCTATGGGCTGGAACAATCGGAACATACGAAGGTGCTTTCTTTGTTGAAACACCACGCATGTACGAAAAGGCAGAAGGTGCTAATCAGTCAACCTTCACAACTACAACCACAGCAACATCTGCATCAGGTGCAACAACAATTACTGTTGCATCAACATCAGGTATTGATGTCGGTGATGGTCTTGCAATTTCTGCAACAACTGGCGCAAGCACACTTGTTTCAGCAATCAATGGCGCAGTTATCACCCTTTCAGTAGCAACTACTGCTGCTGTTACATCAGGTGCAACTGTAACCATCACACCTAAGACAAATGTATTCCGCACAATCCTTGCTGGAAAGCAGGCTTTGGCAGAAGCAGTTGCACAGGAACCGGGCGTAGTTATCGGACCTGTTACTGATAAGTTGATGCGTTTCCGCCCAATCGGTTGGTACGGCGTACTTGGTTTCGCCCGCTACCGTGAGGATGCGTTGTTCCGCATTGAAACTTCATCTAGCATCTCTGACTAATTTCGGAGATTAGTACCGGGGTGGCGGGTGTTTAAACGCCCGCTACCCTGTTACACTAAGGAGAGTTATGGCATACCAATTCACACCACCCACCGTCAAGGAAACCCCTGCTGGCGGTCACACGCTATTTGAGCGTATGGGTATCCACCGTGGTATTAGTGTTCTACGGGTAAACGGGGTGTATTCATCATACCGTTATCCAAGCCAAACTCAAACCCTAGAAGCAGACGAAGTTTATTTAGGTGGACATGTGTACGACATTGATGACCAAACAAGAACACTACTCATAGCAGCAGGCTATGGAGATTACATAACAACGGTTTAAACATGGCATGTAGAACTGGTTGCCCAACACAGGACCACGAAAACTGGGGCGAGTGTCTAAAAGCATCTAACTTAGAGTTCAGCACAGGTGATGCTAATAGTGCTAAGGGTATGACCGAAAAGAAATGGAACGCTGAACTTAATGCCTATGCTGCTGCAAGAGCGCAAGGTATTCAACCTGCTGGAACTTCAATGGCAAAGATTAAAGATGCTGTTGAAAAATCAGACAAGGCTGGTAAAGCCTTTGATGCAAATACGGGAACTTTTAAGGGGTAACAATGACTGCCATTGTAGGTATTCAGGGAAAAGGCTGGGCGTTAGTCGCAGCAGACTCCATGACTACCTATGACGACAAACCATACTATGCAAAAGGTGTGGATAAAGTTACTAAAAAAGGTGACTATGTATTTGGTTTTTCAGGTGATGCCATTGCTGGCAACATAGCAACATACCTTTGGAACCCACCTAAAGTTATTAAGACAATAGCAACAGATGTATTTATGCAGACAAAAGTTCTGCCTTCCCTACGGGAAGTAATGGTTGAGCATGGGTATAACCCTGATACAGCCAAAGATAAAGATGCCGGATTTGATGCACTTATCTGTTTAAACGGTGTTATCTATGAAGTTGACCAAGATTACTTATGGTCAAGAGATGACCGTGGTTTGTATGCGGTAGGCAGCGGTGGCGATTTAGCCCTTGGTGCGCTCGCAGCAGCAGGCATGAGCAAGAACTCTATTAAGAGCGTTGAGGCTGTGGCTCGTAGAGCAATCAAGATTTCCGCTGATTACAACATAAGTGTTGGCGGAGATGTAAAAGTAATTACCCAAAGGAGTAAGTAAATGTGTGCTGAGTGCGGATGCTACGGCTCTGTTAACCCTTACGGCGTAGGCGGTAGGGAAGTAAGCAGCAAGCCAACAGAGGCAAGTTTAAAGAAAGTCACAGTTCAACCCGGTATGTATCACAAGAACGATACCGAAATTGAGGATGACTAATGCCTAAGAACAAAGTTCAAAAGGTAATGGGTGAGTTTAAACGCGGAACCCTACATAGTGGAAAAGACCCAAAAGGTCCTAAGAAAGCAGCAGTTGTAAAAAATCGTAAACAAGCCGTTGCTATTGCTTTATCGGTAGCGGGTAAATCTAAAAAAAAGGGGAAATAACTAATGCCAATGTACGGACAAAAGAAAGTAAAAATTACTGGCACAGCAACATCTAAGCCAGCAGCAAAGAAAACAGCAATGCCTGCTAAGCCATCTGCAAGCATGACTAAGATGAACAAGTCAGCAGCAGCAAAACCAAAATCAAAAATTGGTGGCGCAGGTAACCCTAATTATGTTAAAGACATGGTTAAAACAGGTAAGTCAAAGCCAAAGCCGGGCATGCTAAAGCCAAGATAATGTCGTCAGGCAAGCGCAAGAACCATCACAAATTTAATAAAACTCAAATTAAAGATGGGATGGTAGTAATACTTAGGAAAGACGGCAGGATTAAATCTGTCTTAGGAAAGTATGGAGAGTATGGAAAACAAAAGCAAACGCGACCCTAGATTAGCAAGAGCAGGCGTATCAGGCTTTAACAAACCCAAGCGCACTCCAAGTCATCCTACTAAGTCGCATGTTGTTGTGGCTAAAGATGGCTCACAAGTAAAGACAATTCGTTTCGGACAGCAAGGCGTGACTGGTGATAGACAACCAACTGCACGCCAAGCATCCTTCAAGGCTCGTCATGCTAAGAACATTGCCAAAGGCAAAATGTCCGCAGCATACTGGGCAGACAAGGTGAAGTGGTGAAAAAGAAAGCATTTTGGGATACAAAGAACCCTAATAAAAAATCTACACCTTTAACACCAGCACAAAAAGCCAAGGCTAAGGCTATGGCTAAGAAGGCTGGTCGCCCTTATCCAAACTTAGTAGATAACGCAGCAGCAAAAAGAAAGGCTAAGTAATGGCACTAGGAACAGCAGGAAGCACATTAACAGGTGAACTTAATCGCCTTGCAGGTATTACTAGCGTGGCATCTTACAAAGCACCACAAGGTGCTGCCAATGCCTATGCAGGAACAACAGGCTTAGGTCTTATTGCTGCTCTTAATTACAAGGCTAGTACATCCCGACAACCTAATGACTACAAAGGTTTAAACGCAATTTGTAATGAACTTGCTAGTACAACTGGAAAGTCTGCCGTAGAAGCATTGAGGGCTATTGACCTATGAGTACATTTGACCAATTAACTGAGCGTGTTGATACGCTACTGCATGGCTACACGGTTAACTCCGAAGCCAGCACATGGCTAACAACCAGCGCAACCACATCTACAACTTCTATTACTGTGTTTGATACATCAGTAATTGGTCGTGGTTACATACAAGTAGGTGACGAAATGATGTATGTAAACACCGTTAACCCAGCATCAAGCACATTAACACTAGCCCCTTGGGGTCGTGGACAACGCGGTACTACCGCTGCTACTCATGCTGCTAACGATAGAGTAACTGTTTCACCATTGTTCCCACGCAATGAAATTAAGCGTGCCATCAACGATACTATCAATGCTGTTTACCCAGCCATCTTTGGCGTAGGTCAAACAGAGTTTAGTTTTGTTGCTGCTAAGACAACTTATGATTTACCTGATGAAGCAGAAAACATTTTAAACCTTACTCACTCAGTCATAGGTCCAAGCAACGAGTGGCTTCCAGTTCGTGCATGGCAACTAGACCGATTGGCTAACCCAACAACATTTGGCACAGGCGGTAACCTAGGAAAGAGTATTAGCGTTTACTCTCCTATTGTTCCGGGGCGCAAAGTCAATGTTGTTTATTCAAAGCGCCCAACACTATTGTCGGCAGCAGCAGATGACTTTGTTACAGTTACTGGTTTGCCGTCATACGCTGAGGATGTAATCATTTATGGCGCAGCCTTTAGGATGATTTCGTTCTTAGACCCTTCTCGCCTTGGTCCGCAACACGCAGCAGCAGACTTGCTTGACTCACAACAAACTGCTCGTTCAGGCGAAACTGCATCACGCTTCTTGTTTGGTATCTACCAACAGCGTTTAAACGAGTGTGCAGAAAATCAACGCAGACAATTCCCAGTCCGCAGTCACTATCAGAGGTAGGTAAATAAATGGCAGCAGGAGATGCAGGCTCACCAAAACGGTACTATTCAGCAACAGCGGTAGAAACAACGCTTAGTGCTGCTATCCCTTCGGCTTCACAGGGCGATAGTTACACTTCATTTGTTGTCGCTTCTACTAGCGGATTTGCTGCTTCTTTCCCTTATACCCTTCTTGTTAATCCCGATACAAACAAAGAGGAAGTAATCACAGTTACCGCTGGTACTGGTACAACTCTTACTGTTACCCGTGGTCAAGATAGCACTCAGGCAGTAGCACACTCTGCTGGTGCAACAGTTCGCCATGCTGTATCTGCCCGTGACTTCCGTGAATTACAGACTCACATTGCTGCCCGTGGTTATGATGCTGACTCAGCCATTATGACTAACATTGAAACACATGTTCACGGTCTTGGTTCAGGTGATGGTTCAGTAGTCGGTACTGCAAAGGCTCAAACCCTTAGCAATAAAACTCTTTCAGGAACTGTAACTTCTAGCGCTGCAACATTTACTGGCGGTACTTTCTCTAGCGGTACTATTACAAGCGCTACAATTACATCAGCAACTATTACTTCATCTACTATCCGTAGCACTACTTTTACATCAGGAACCGTTACATCATCTACCATTGCATCAGGAACTCTTGGAACTGACCTTGCTGCTGGTGGATTTAAAGTAACTGGACTTGCAACACCATCTGCTAACTCAGATGCTGCAACTAAGGCTTATGTAGATACACAAGTTGCCAACCTTGTTGACTCAGCACCGGGAACGCTAGATACTCTTAATGAACTTGCTGCTGCTTTGGGTGATGACCCTAACTATGCAACAACAATGACCAATGCTCTAGCAGCCAAACTATCCCTAAGTGGTGGCACTATGACTGGTGCTATTGCTATGGGTTCAAACAAAATTACTGGTCTTGGAACTCCTACGGCATCAACAGATGCAACAACTAAGGCTTACATTGATGATGTTTTTGGAAGCACAACTTCCGCTGCTGCTAGCGCTACTGCTGCTGCAACAAGTGCTACAAGCGCAGCAAACTCTGCTAGCGCTGCTGCAACATCTGCAACAAGCGCTTCTAACTCAGCAAGTGCTGCTGCTACTAGCGCATCAAGTGCTTCTGACTCCGCAAGTGCTGCCGTAACTAGCGCTACATCTGCTTCAAACAGCGCAACCGCAGCAGCCACAAGTGCTACAAGTGCTGCTAACTCAGCAACGGCTGCTGCATCAAGTGCAACTGCTGCTGCGACAAGTGCAACAAGTTCTGCTTCATCTGCAACCGCTTCTGCTAACTCTGCTAATAGTGCTTCTGCTAGCGCAGTTCTTGCAAATGATTGGGCTACATTAACTAGCGGTCCAGTAGCAGGTGGCGAATACTCAGCAAAGTATCATGCTCAGGCTGCTGCTACTTCTGCAACCAGCGCAGCAACAAGTGCAACAAGTGCTGCAAATAGCGCAAGCGCTGCTGCTACATCAGCATCAAGTGCTGCAACAACTTATGATAACTTTGATGACCGTTATCTTGGTGCTAAGGGTTCAGCGCCTACATTAGATAATGATGGTGATGCACTTATTACTGGTGCGCTTTATTTCAACTCATCTACTGGAATTATGTCGGTATGGTCAGGCTCTGCATGGGTTGCTATTAACTCAGCCAGCGCTTACTCAGCACCTACTCTTGGTAGCACGCTTATTGCATCAGGTACTACCATTACAACCCTTGAAGGTTTTACAAAGTTAGTATCAGCAACATACGCATCACTAGATGCAAACTCAAAAGAAATAGACAATACACTCATGGGCATCATGGGTGCGTACTAAGGAAGGTAGTAACTAATGGCTACAACAACTAAAGTACTTGCTAGAACGGCAGCAGCCACTTCAAGTACAACTCTCTACACAGCACCAAACACATCTACGCTAGCAATCGTTACCAACATTGTGTTGGCTAATGCTGCTACAAGCGCATCAACTGCAACTGTTGCTATTGATGGTGTGGTAATTGTTCCAGCGGTTTCAATCGCTGCTAACACTTTAATTGGGTTTGACCTTAAACAAGTTATCCCTGCTAACAACCCAGCAAAGACCATTACTGGTTTTGCTTCAACTTCTGCTGTAACAATTCACATTAGCGGAGTGGAGATTAACTAATGACCTTCCAACAATACCCCTCTAAACTTGGCATACCATCAGGTAATACTGCTGCTAGACCAACTAACCCAGTAATTGGTGATACCTATTACAATGGGCAACTAGAAATTCTTGAAATTTGGAATGGAACTGTTTGGGTTGCAGTATCTGCACCACCATCTACTCCACAGATTATTTCTGTAACAGATGCATCTACTGGTGATGCTTACACATCTACTGCTGGAAAACTTGCAGTAGTTTTTCAAGCAGGTAGCGGTGGTGGAACACCATCTCAATACAATGCTTTTACTGTTTCAGGCGGTGGTGCTGCAAATAGTTCAGGCACAACGGTAACAATTACTGGTTTAACCCCCGGAACTTCTTATGAAGTTTATGGTAATGGTCAGAATAACTTTGGAACTACTGTTAACACTCCAAATCAAGCAGCAATAACTCCAACAACTCTACCCGAAGTAAGAACTATTGGAACTGCTACTACATCTAGCACATCTACTGATGTAACAGTAACTTGGACAAATGGAAACAATGGCGGTAAAAATCTTACTGCTATTACTATTACTCCTTACTTAAATGGAACAACTGCTCAAACATCAAGAACTGCTGCAACAACAAGTTCTACTTCCTATGTTTTTACTGGGGCTACTGCTTTGACTTCAGGAAATTCATACACATTTAAGGTTACGGCAACTAACGCTAATGGAACTTCTGCACCATCTACTGCTACAAATTCAATAACAGTACCTACTTTTGTTTCAATAGAAGCCTTTTTAGTTGGCGGTGGTGGACCGGGTGCTTGGGTTCTAGCAGGTGGCGGTGGCGGTGGCGCAGTAATGAAAACAAATTCATTTAATGTTGCGGGTGGTACTGCTCATACAATAACTATTGGTGGTGGCGGTACAACAGGAATTGATGCAGGCGCACCCGGAACACAGGGTGTATCAACAGTATTTCAAGGTATAACTTGTACTGGTGGTGGTTCTGGTATTTCTAGAAATTCAACCAGTACTCAAATTACCAATACACCTGCTGGGGCAAATGGTGGTGGTGGTGCATCTGATAATGCTAATACCGGCGGTACGACCGGAAAAACTGGAACTGCACCTACTTTCCCTTCGGGAATAACTGGAAATGTTTATGCTGGATTTAAAGGTGGTGATGGTGGCGGTACTGGTAATAACTATCCGGGCGGTGGCGGTGCTGGTTCAAATCAAAATGGAACAACGCCCAGTTCTAATACCAGTTCAGGCGGTGCTGGTGGAAATGGCATACAGATAAACTTTGATGGCAATAACTGGTACTGGGCAGGTGGCGGTGGCGGTAGCGCTTATACTAGTGGTAACCCCGGCGGTGCTGGTGGTCTAGGTGGTGGCGGTGGTGGTGCTTCTGCTAACTCAGGCGGTGCTGGTGGTGGTTCATCTATTAACACAGGTGCAACTCCGGGAAGTGGTGGTGGTAACGGTAGCGCATCCGTACCCGGCGGTGCTGGTGGTGCAAATACTGGCGGTGGCGGTGGTTCCGGTGCGCACGGTGACGGTCCCGGCGGACAAGGTGGAAGCGGAATTTGTATTATTAAATCTGCAACAGCAGCCACAGCAACAACTGGTTCTCCAACAACATCCAGTTCAGGCGGGTTTAATTACTATCGCTTTACTGGCACAGGCTCAATTACTTTCTAAGGAGATAACATGGCACATTTTGCACAACTAGATGAAAATAACATAGTTACACAAGTTATTGTTGTAAACAATAGCGAGTTATTAGAAAATGGAGTTGAGTCAGAGGCTAAAGGCATTGCTTTTTGCCAATCACTACTTGGTGGAATTTGGAAACAAACTTCATACAATGGAAACATCCGTGCAAATTACGCAGGAATTGGATACAAATACGACCAAGACTTTGATGTATTTATTGCACCACAACCATACCCATCTTGGAAATTAAATTACACAACTTACAAATGGGAAGCGCCAGTTGTTAAACCCAATAATGGTGAAGGTTATGTATGGCAATGGTCTGAAATAAACAAAGAGTGGATTAAAATAGAACTACCTTCTGTTTAACAAAACACCTGAGCATGTGTTTAAACTGCTCATTTATTTTTTGGCGAACCCAGTAAAGGAAGTGTTTAAATGGCAATAACTAGCCGTGCGCCCCACATTACCGAACGCCCGCAGATTGACTTATCGGGTTCCGTATCTCAATACTATGAGATTACTGGTAATGCTTTTGATGTGGCTATTGCAGGCTTGCCTTTTATCCTTGGCGTAACGGATGCTACACCTTACCGCCGACAGACCGCAGAGTTTCGTACTCAACGCGTTGACCAAGAGCGTGACCCCGGTGAGCAGTCACTTGCTGGTTCAGGTTACTGGATTAGGTCACAGTCATCCTTGCATCTAGGTCAAGGAATTAACTATCAGGAACCACTTGAAGGCGACCCTGACCAAACTAAGTTTCGTTACAAGACTGGTGAGGGTATTGACCCTTGGAATACTGGAGAAATTAAACTTCTAAAGAAAACTACACTTCAAGAAGCAACAACTGCTAAGTCATTTGTTTTTTCTACAACTATTAACGGTGCAGACTTTCTTATCCAAGTTAACCAGTCAGCATCAGATACTGTTCGTATTCTAAGGATTTCTACAACTGGTAGTGAAACTACTATTGCAAACAATACTGCAATTACTGAAATCATTTTGGCTGCATGTATGGGTGGTAATGACCTTATGGTTGTTACACCAACTAAAGTTTTCCGTTATTCATTTGATGATACTAGCCCAGCGCTACATCAAGATTATGCTATCAATTCAACTAACGCTGCTACTGGCAAGGTTGCAATTAACTATGTTAAGAGTCGTTTTATTATTGCCTATTCTGATGTTAACGGCGGAACTCAGGCTTACTCTATTGCTAAAAATACTGGCTCATCAATTAACTTTAGCACTTTAACCGCTATCAATGGTTCAACAACACTACCTTCCGGTTTTACTTTTACTGCTGTAACTGAGTCGTCTAACGCTATTTATGTTGGCGGATACTCAGGTGATGAAGGTTCTGCATTTAAGATTACCGTAGATAATACAGGTGCTTTATCCACAATGGTTCGTGTAATTCTTTTGCCAAAGAGTGAACAGTTAGAACAGATGTATGGCTACCTTGGTTCTTATTTAATGCTTGGAACTAGCCGTGGTGTGCGTGTTGCTGTTGTTGATAGTGATGGCAATGTTACTTATGGTCCACTTGTATTTGAAGCAAGCGGTGGTATTTATGGATTTACTGCTCGCAATTCATTTATTTGGTGTGGCGTAAACGCAGGCATTGGTGGTCAATCAGGTTTAATCCGCATCAATCTTGGTGCGCCATTGGCTAATAATGGCTATGCCTATGCAACAGACTTAGTTGCAACTAGCGTTACTGGGGACATACACTCTGTTGCAACTTTTGATAATGGTCGCAAAGCATTTACCGTTGAAGGCTCAGGTCTTTGGGTTGAACATGCTACCGACCTTGTTGAGTCAGGTTCATTTACTACTGGACTAATCCGTTTTGATACTTTAGAAAATAAAGCGTGGAAGCGACTTCGTTTGCGTACACCTGATGAATTAAAAGGAAACATTGAAATTGCAAGAGTTAAAGAAACTTCTTTTGATACGCTTACTACTGTTGCAGAAGGTGCAACCGAACAATACGACTATGACCTTGCGGTTGTATTTCCGGAAGTTTCAACAGATGCTTCCTTCCGTTTCACCCTTTACCGCAACACTTCTGATGCCACTACTGGCGCTGTTATTTATGGTTATTCTGCTAAAGCGCTTCCTACTCCTACCCGCGCTCGCGTTATTCAAATTCCTTTATTCTGTTTTGATAGAGAAACCGATAAACTTGGTAACCTATTGGGTTACGAAGGTTATGCAAGACAAAGATTAAGTGCGTTAGAAGCGGTTGAAGGCGTAGGCGAAACCGTTGTTATTCAAGATTTCACCGCAGGCGGAGAGCCTATTGAAGCGGTGATAGAGCAGATAACTTTTATTCGCTCAACTCCACCCAACCGTAACTTCTCAGGCTTTGGCGGTATTGTCCAAGTCGTTGCGAGAACTGTCGTATAAGGAATAGAACAAATGACTCCTGCAAACTGGGCTGCACTAGCCGTATCCATAATGACCCTTCTAGTTGGTTTTACCGCTGCTATTAGATTTTTGGTCAAACATTATCTAAGCGAACTTAAACCAAATGGGGGCAGTAGTGTGGCTGACCGTTTAAACAGGGTAGAAAGACGGGTTGATGAAATTTATTCTTTGCTTGTTAACCGCAATAACTCTCAGTAGTTGTGCTTATGATGGCACAGTAAGATACCCGTGCCAAGAGTTTGAAAATTGGAAAAAGCCTGAGTGCAATCCCCCGCAATGTGAAGTAACTGGAACATGTACTAAAGACCTACTACCCCCTGAGGTATTTACAGATGGCGAAACCGCGACTAACCCCTGAGGAACTACACGCAAGACTCATAGTAAGTATTGGAATTATTTTAGCCATTGTATTTGCTGGCTCTGTATTTTCTTTACTTTATGCGCTTGTGTTTGTTACTCAGCCTATGAAGCAAGCACCTAATGATGCTGCATTTATTGATTTAGTTAGTACATTGTGTGTATTTTTAACAGGCACATTGGCAGGAATTGTTAGTGCCAATGGTTTAAAATCAAGAAAAAAAGATGAGGAAACTAAGTGAGTAAAATAGCAAAGAAACCAACACCAGCAGCGCTTGCTGTATTACGCCAAGCAACTGCTGTTAAACCAAAGCGTAAGAAGTTATCTGATGGACTACTTCCATCCGCTGCTCACATAAAGCAAAGCCCAACTAGCGACCACAATACTGGCTACGCTGTTGACTTAACACATGACCCTGATAATGGGATTGATTGTGCAGAGATTTTTCAGAAACTAAAAACAGACAGTCGTGTGAAATACCTAATCTTTAACAAAAAGATTTGGTCTAAAGAAAAAGCCAAGTTAGGTGACCGCAAGTACACAGGCTCAAATCCACACACGAAACACTTGCACATTTCCATCAATGATGGATGCGGTGATGATGTCCGCCCATGGTTCCCATGGATGGCAGCACCTAAGTTAGTAAACCAAATAAGGGCAACCATTGCGGTTGTTCCCCAAAAGAAGGTGGTAACAAATGAACCAAAAGTTAGTAGCAATACTAGGCAGTTATGCGCGTGCAGCGGTTGCTGCTGTAATCGCCCTGTATCTCGCAGGTGAAACTAATCCAAAGACTTTGGCTCTTGCAGCACTAACAGGTGTAGCAGGTCCATTGCTTAAAGCACTTGATGCATCAGACTCAGCCTACGGCAGAGGCTCTGAATAATTTAATAGTTTAAACATAAGAAAGCCCCGCTTTCACTTCGTACACTTCCCCTATGTACGCGGTGATTGCGGGGCTTTTTTTATTTTATTAACTTGTCCGATTATCAGTTGAGTAAAAACCGCTAGCGTTAAACTTAACTGACGGGACAGACCATACCCTACTCATCTGCTGCCCGCAACAGTTAGGTGCGCTGATTTCATTGTGTATAGAAAATTCTGTTTCATACTGGATGCCACATTGTTCACATTTAAATTCATAAATCGCCATTTGGCTGCCTATCTGCTGGGGTAGGTGCTGTTAATTTTGTGCCACAATTTGCACACTCAGCATCAGTAAACCATACTGCTATGTCGTAATCAAAAAAAATACATTTAACATTTAAAACTTCACAACCACAAATACAACTATGGCTTGGCTCGCCACGCAAGTCGCCGAAGGATTTGCCATAGTCAGGCTTCCACTCGCCAACTGGCGTTGGCTCAGGCACACTTATCCTTACGCTGCACGAACAGCAGTCTAATTACATTTGTGTAATTTTGCTTGAAACGACACGGCGTGTCGCCGAATAGGGGAGAGATTGCACATGTATCCTAGCGGGGAAATCAACTACACATAGAAAGGACTGGATAATTGACCCTTGAAATTAAGACGGGTAAATCCTATGTTAGCCATAGTGGTATTTCAACTTGGCTAAACTGTGGGTGGCAATTCTATCTATCCCGAATACAAAAAGTTCCTGAGAACCCATCCTACTGGTTAGTAGGTGGTTCGTCTGTGCATGAAGCAACAGAAGTTTATGATGTTACAGGCACAGAGAACTTTGACCCTACCGTTGCTTTTAACGAAGCATGGAAACGCAACTATGATAGAAGCAACAACGGCATGGAGTTCCGTGCTGGTGGTCGCTCTAGCAAGGCGTATCCAAATGGTGAGGATGCAACTTGGTGGTTAACCGAAGGACCTAAAATGGTTGACCGCTGGGTACAGTTCCGCAATGACTCAGGCTACCAACTGTTTAAACTACCTGATGGTCGCCCTGCCATTGAAGTTGAGATGAACCAAGATGTTAATGGAGTGCCAGTAAAGGCAGTTCTTGACCGCTTGTTTGTTACTCCCAACGGGGAACTAATTGTTGTGGACATCAAGACAGGAAGCAGAGAGCCAGCAAGCAAAACTCAAATGGGTATCTACGCAATCATGGTAGAGAAAACATTTGGTGTTCGCCCTGTTGGTGGTGCTTACTGGATGTCCCGCACAGGTGAACTGACGGACACGGTAAACCTAGATAATTTCACAGAAGCACGCCTAGGCTCATGGGTTAAAAACTTTGAGAAGGCGGTAATGAACGACATCTACATCCCAGCACCCGGATTTATGTGCGGGACATGTGGCGTAAACGCTGCATGCTATGTCGTAAACGGTAAGGACTCACACAAATACCCCGAAATAACAGAAGGAGAAGCAAGTGATGAGTAATGAAGCACCATACCAAGTGAACTTAAAGACACCAAAAGGTTCACTACTCAATCTCAGAGCATGGGATGAGCAACAGTTAGACACAATCCTTGACGGATTGGAAGTGCGTATGCAACGCATTTTACAACTAGAGGAAACAGTTGAGGAACTGCATAAGTTGAGTAGCAATCCTGCTGCCCAAGCAATTCAGACCCTACAAAATGCTGGACTAAATCCAGTTCCAGTTACACCAGCACAACCTATTGGAAATCAATGGGGCGCTGGCACACAAGGTGCAGCAGCACAAGCACCAGCCCCAGCAGGTTCACCTGTTTGCGACCACGGATTGCCTATGCGATTTGTAGCAGCAGGTATCAGCAAGGCTGGTAAACCATACAAGGCGTTCTATGCATGCCCTAACGCCCGCGAAAGTGCATGCAATAAGAAGGTCGCTGCGTAACAATGAGATTACTTAGCCGTGCCATAAAGACTGCTTCACAAGGTGGGGCAACCATCCCCACAGTTTGGCAGTCTTTAGCAGCCCAACAAATAATGTTTAGACACGGCGAAGTATCAATGATTGCGGGTCCGCCGGGGGCGGGTAAAAGCACATTGGCTTTATCTTTAGCCGTGCAAGCACAAGTGCCTACCCTTTACATCTCGGCGGACACGCACTCACACACAATGTCCCTTCGTATGCTTGCAATGCTTACGGGTAAACCACAAGGTGAAGTTGAACCATTGATGGAACATGATAGGGATTGGGCAGCACAGATGTTAAAACCTGCTGACCATGTGATGTGGGAGTTTGATAGCGCACCAAGTCTTAAAGACATTGAGGACTCAGTTCTTGCTGCCCGTGAAAGACTTGGTGATGATGTTCGTTTAATCGTGCTTGATAACGCCGTTGATGTAACGCTTGAAGGTCAAGACGAGTGGGGCGGTTTGCGTTCTTTGATGCGTGAACTTAAATGGTGGGCGCGTGAAACAGGCGCTGCTGTTGTTGTATGCCACCACACTAGCGAAGGTGTGCAAGGTAATCCTTGTCCACCTAGACACGCACTACATGGCAAGGTCGCTCAGACCCCAAGTTTAATACTTACAGTACAAAGCCAACAAGGTGTAATGGGTGTATGTGCTGTTAAGAACCGTTATGGTCCTGCTGATGCTACTGGTGGAACACCTATTTGGTTGTCCTACGACCCTGCCAGCATGCAAATTGCTGACTTATCACAACACCAAGTACAGATGGGACAACCACAACTATTATGAGTGATGATAGTTTAAACGACAAGTTTGCACCTAAAATAAAAGTTTCACAAGAACTGTTAAAGCAAATGATTGATAGCGCACCTATCTCAGATGAAATGCGTGCCAAGATTTCTCAACAACTACCAATGATTGCGGAGAACTTAGATGATGCAACCCGCAGAATTTATGACCCACAAAAGATTTGGTTTGAGTCTGTTCAGTATGCAGATTATGTTGACCAACTAGCAACACACCTAAGAGATGCGGTTGTTGAGGAACATCCTGACGATTGCAAGATGGAGATAGCCGTTGGCTTACATACTATGTCGGGTATTTGGAAAGCCATGGCAGAAAATGCAATGACCATACTAGACGACATGAAAATTAAATCCGAAATGTATGACTTTGATGAAGTCATTATTGGAATAAAGGAAAAAGATGCACAGTAAAAATGAAACTTTATCTCTCGGTTGGTGCGACAATGGTATGACTGACGGTAAGTTTACCGAAGGACTTGTCTATACAACTATCATGGGTCAAGACCCTAAGCACATACAAGTACATAATGCTATCCGTGTGCAAGGTAATCAGATTGGCAGGCAAAGACAAAACTTATTTGACCTATGGGCTGACCAAGTAAAGACTGATTGGTTGCTATGGGTTGACTCAGACATTGTTCTTAATCAAGAAGTATTAAAGAAACTATGGGACACAGCAGATAAGTTAGTGCGCCCAGTAGTTACTGGTGTTTATTTTATTTCTAAAGAAAACGAACAAGCATTGATGCAACCTATGCCATGTATCTTTAATGAAAGTGGACAAGAATTTACAATTCAATACATACATCCACTACCTGAGAACGAAGTGATTAAGGTGGATTGCGCTGGCTTAGGACTTACCCTTATGCATAAGAGCGTGGTTCCAAGGTTAAGAGAAGTCTGCCCTGATTATTCTTTGTTTGCAGAAAAGGAAGGTTTAAACAATCAGTTTGTAAGTGAGGACATTGTTTTCTTTAGATACTTAAAGAAGGCAGGGGTTCCTGTTCATACCCATACTGGCGCTCGCGTTAAACACATGAAGCGTTTTTCTTTGGATGAGAATTATTACAAATTGTATTGGGGTTCTGTTTACGAAGCCGAAGCGAGAAAGGCAAAAGCCAATGAACAACCAAGCGAACAAGCGTAGAGGTGCAGCCTTTGAGATTGAACTTGCTGACTGGCTGATGACTCAGGGTTTAAACGCACAGCGTTTACCCCGCGCCGGAAGGAACGACATAGGTGATGTGTTCTTACCTACGGCAAATGATTTCTATGTAATAGAAGCCAAAGCACCTAGAAGGGATGGTCGCATTGACCTGAGTGGGTGGCTAAGGGAAGCCTACATAGAAGCCGAGAACTATCGGATAGCCAAGAAACAAGCATTAGCACCAACCCCATTGGTAATAATTAAGGCTGCCAACAAGGGTATTGGTGATGCTTATGTCGTTCAAAAGTTGAGTGATGCCCTTGCAAAACTCTGATAAAAAGCACGACATTGTTACTGTATTAGAACATTATGGGTTTGAAATACCTGTCCGACATGGGTGGATTACCGTGCGTTGCGCCTTCCATGGTGATAGAGTTAAGTCAGCGCGTTTAAACATAGACAATGGTGGGTTCAGATGCTTCGGCTGCGAGATGGCTGGGGATGTGTACTCAATCATAATGAAAAAAGAAGGAGTTGCATTTCGTGAGGCTATCAAAATCGCAGAGAGAATTACTGGACTTAGCGAGTCGGAAGTACGCGGAAAACCTAAGCGAAGTGATGCCGTATCTGAGTCAGAGAGGTATCACAGAACAGACGGCGAGTATGTTCCGCCTAGGCTTCGTAAAAGAGCCTGAGATTGGACACGAACCATACCGTGAGAAGTTATCAATTCCTTATCTAACACCAACAGGAGTTGTGGACATCCGTTTCCGTAGTTTAAACGGAGATGGACCGAAGTATCTTTCAAGACCGGGGGCTACTACACACATCTTTAACATTGCTGCATTGTTCCAAGAGAGTGACTGTCTAGTTGTATGTGAAGGCGAGATAGACACAATCATTGCAACACAAGCAGGCTTTAGTGCTGTTGGTTTGCCGGGGGCAAATAACTGGAAACCATTTTACGGCAGAGTATTAGCAGACTGGTCAAGGATTTTGTTATTTTGTGATGGCGATAATGCTGGTCGTGAGATGGCAAAGAATTTATCCCGTGAACTAGACAATGTATTTCCCGTGTTCATGCCTGAGGGGTGTGATGTTAATGATGTGTTCTTAAACGAGGGCGCTGACGGGCTACGAAAACGAGCAGGAGTTTAAACACATGATTAAAAAAGTCGTGGTACTGAGTGACTATCAAGTACCTTATCAAGATAGAAAGGCAGTTGCTCTACTCCACGATTTCATTTGGGATTACAAACCCAATGAACTATGGATAGTTGGTGACTGGATTGACCAGCCTGAACCTAGCCGTTGGTCAAGGGGTAATGCTGGTGAGTATGCAAGAACATTGCAGGCTTCCGTTAATGAAGCAACAGATTTACTAGCAGACTTACGCCACATCATGGGTCGCAGACCTATACATTTTAAGACTGGTAATCACGACATAAGAGTTGAGAAGTATGTATCGCAGTATGCACCAGCACTACGCAGTCTTAGTAGTTTAAGCCTAGAGGAAATGCTTGACCTTGACCGTTTAAACATTACTCTGCACCGCAAGCCCGTAGAACTAGCACCGAACTGGTTGCTTGCTCATGGTGACGAAGGTGCAATGAGTCGTATTGCTGGCGGAACCGCAATGAATTTAGCAAAACGCTTTGGCAAAAGTGTCGTCTGTGGACACACGCACCGTTTGGGTTTACAAGCGTTTACTACATCAGTTAATGGCAGAGTGACGGAACAGTTGTATGGATTTGAGGTGGGAAACATGATGCGTTTAAACGCTGCCCACTATGTGGGTGGGTCTGCTAACTGGCAGCAAGGATTTGGTTTGCTAACAATTAAAGACCGTCAAGTATTTCCTACTCCTGTGTATCTACACAAGGGTCAATTCATAGTAAACAACAAGCATTATGCCTGAGTTTTTGGAACCTATCCGTCAGGTGGGCGGTGACGGCAAGCGGGAAACCGCTGCCGTTCACGCTTTATCTAGGCTCTATCCGAACTGGCGCTTCTACCCTACGCCTAGGTTTTACTTTACTGATTTTCATTTGACTTGGTTGCACGACAACGGCAGAGAGAACTATTTAGGGGACATAGAGATTAAGTGGCTATCAATAGATAGCAGTATCCCAGCAATCTTTCCTTTCAATAAGTTGCAGCAGATGCTGATTAGTCCACCATACCTAGACAACCCTGATACTTTCCACCGTATTTGTTTTAGATTTACTGATGGCACTTTGCTGATACCAGTTAAAGAACTTGCTGGTTTGATGCCTGAGTTTAATGTTCGCCACGACACCAACGAGCGTGACCTTGTAGTGCGAGTTAATGCTATGATGTTTAAACGCTACTGGATAGATGTAGTCATAAAGGAGTAAGAGTGGAATTGCAGGATGTTGAGAAGTCCCCGCTTTGGGATACCGTTTACAAACTAGCGAGGACTGCATCTCGGTATTCAGCCAAGATAAATAAGAACGCTGTGTCTGTTGACGACATTTTCCAGCATCTAGTTTTATGGGCGCTAGAACATTGGCACAAGATTGACGAGTGGAACGAGCAAGAGTCTTTGCCGTTTAAACTACGCCGCACCTTCGCCAATGAAGCACAGAAGTTCGTGACTAAAGAGCGTGCCTATAAGTCCCGTGTATCTACTAATGATTTCTTTTACTACACGCCCGCTATCTTGCATGAATTACTACGAGATGTATGGGATTACGAAGGCTGGTTAGATGCGCCTGATTTAAGTAGTGAGTTCGTAAGTACAAGTGGTAAACCAAGCGAAGGTAATAATCGTATGGCTTTGCTATCTGATGTAGCCAACGCATTGCATGGTTTAAACGAACAAGATAAGAACTTACTCCGGCAACGATACGCCAATGGTGGCATGGACTTTGATGTGTTGGCTGTCGTGTATGAGATGAGCGAGGAAGCCTTACGCAAGAGAGTGCATAGGGCTACCAAAAAACTACAAGATAGATTAGGTGGAGAGCCACCGATTTGGACAAACCGTAGGAGAACAGTTAAGTCCAACGCTCAGGCAAGAGCAGAAACACAGAGGCAAGAGTGAAAGATTTTGGCAGATTAACTATCAATGTAAGTTTAAACAATCGTCATGCCTTTGGATTAGGCTTTGATTTCTACCCAGTTGTAGAATTTATAGACGGAACCAATGATGCAAGAGTGCTTGCTCGCTGTTTACATTTAGATTTTCTTGTATTCTTTATTCACATAACTCTCTATCCGAAAGTGAGATGGCAATGATAATCGGACTATCGGGCTACGCCCAATCAGGTAAAGATACAGTTGCAGAACTGTTGTGTTTAAACTATGGGTTCAAGCGCATTTCATTTGCGCTACCTATGCGTGATGCTGTCTATACATTGAACCCTTTTCTTGAAGGTGGCAATCGTGTTGCAGATTTAGTTGATGAGTATGGCTGGGATGTAGCCAAGGGTAATGCCGAAGTCCGTAGGTTGCTACAAGTATTTGGAACTGATGTTGGTCGTGAATTATTTGGTGAAACATTTTGGATTGACCAAGCGTTTAAACGAGCAGCCGAATACCAGCGAGTAGTATTTTCTGATGTGCGCTTTCCTAATGAAGCCAAGGCTATTCAGGATAAAGGTGGTGATGTATGGCGTATCAATCGTCATAACCACGCACCAGTTAATCATCACATCTCAGAGCATGCAATGGATAATCATTTGTTTAAACATGTAATCTATAATGATGGAACTCTTGATGAATTAAGTGATGAAGTCTTTATGCTTGCTAAAGAACTAGGTCTATAAAAAGGAACAACACCCGCTGGGACTGGAACCATTGGGTGTTGTTCAGGTGTAGCGTATCAGATAATAAACTTACCTGCAAGGGCTGGGTCAGACAAACCTATGCGTGCCTTTTCACGCATCACACGCCTGTCGTGTGGTCTTGTGCCAGCCCAAATCCCTTCTCGCTCATGGCATAACGCCCACTCCAAGCACATGGCTTGCACCGGACAGTTGCCACAGATGCGTTTAAACATAGTGTGCTGCTCTGCTGTGAGTTCTGCATTTTCAGGGAAAAATAATTCCGTATCAATTCCAATGCAATTACCCTTTGCAAACTCGGTTGAGTTATACGAAAGGTAATTGTATGTAATGTCCCCAACTTGCTTAACTCCTATGACTCTGTGGTGTTGTGGTTTAAACGACATCAATACCACCGCTTGGCAAGGAAGTGTGCGTATGCTTTGCACGGGGAACCTGCGTAGCGGTGGTCAATGTAAGCAAGCCCTGCTTGGACTTGGATGAAACCGTCAGATGTTTTTTCGTATCCAACATTTTTCCATGTGGCTGGCATAAACTGTGCGATACCGTATGCGCCACTAGATTTGTTCTCTGCTTTATTTCGCCAATTACTTTCGGCAGTCCACAACGCCCACAAACAAGACCATTGTTCTACTTGATTGCGTTGCATTAGCAGATTGATTGCATGTAATTGGTAGTCGTTAGTGTGGTAGGCAACCAACCCCACCGCTGGCTGCGGTGGCTTGGCTGATGTGGTTGCCTTGCTTGGTGATGCTGTGTATCCGATAAGTAATCCGAATACAAACGCTGTTGCTGCTACCGTCTTAACTCCACGGGTAGTCAAGGTGCTGCGTTTAAACTTACGCTTTCTCATCTGTCGCGTGGGCTTTTCTGTTTCTTTTAGTATTGGCTTCATGCTGATTTCTCCCACTCATGTAGTTCTCTCGGTGTCCAAAAGTTCTCTACTGTTTCAAGCCAATGAGCAGAGATGTCTGTGTCGTAGCCTTCGCCATCATCTGTGCCAACAACAATCATGTTGCCTTTGATGTTGTCCCAGTATGTGATGTTGCCAGCCAGTAGGCATAGCAAGGTTGCGTTATTGTTGAAGTCAAGGTCGTGTATCTTGCCTTCCTCATTTATGTATGCAGTTGCGTTGGGCAAACGCATGATTTCAATGAGTCCGCCTACGCTCTCTTGCATTTTTTCTAGTGAGTCAAATACCCTGCGTGCGTATGTGCCATCAGGATAAAGGACAACACCCTTGGTTGCTGGATGACTACCCATGTTTAAACCCTTCCCTTCGTATGCATCTTTGACCATTGACCTTCAACGGCTGTGTTGATTTCTGTTCTTATCGCTTTTGCCTGTGCTGCAACGATTGCGATTGCATTATCTTGCGGATGGAAGTAAGCAAGATTGCTGACTGTGCTTAGCACTCCATCTAACTTATTAGCGGTGTCGTACCAAATCAACACGCCATTTTCAAATACTTGAACGGTCATGTTTACTCCAGTTCCATTGCGTTTAAACGGTCATGTTCATCTAACATGTCCTGTATGTGGTTAACAACCCTGCCTTCGCCCTTGTCTATACATAGGGCATCTAGTTGGATTGCTAAGTTATAGCGCCCATCATCCCCTTCTTTGGGTTGATAAGTTGGAACCCACTCAGGTTCAAGATTGTATTCAGCATGGTTCTCATCTTTAAACCACCACATTTTGTAGCCTTCTCGTTCATCCCATAGGAGATGAACATAGTATTCCTCACCTTCGTATGTAAAGGTGATGTCCTTTGTCCATACTCGGTCAATGTGGTTGTGCTTTTGCACTTTTATTTTAGCCATGTTTAAACACCTACCTTTGCTTGGTCAAGCATAGCCAGCACCTCTTTGTATGCTTCTGCTTTGTTCTTGTGATAACTGACTGTGCCTTGCTTCCATGTTCTGCCTGCTTGTTCCATGCGTAGGTGGTAAGCAATCTTTGCAATAACTTGGTTCCTAATTTCCAGCATGATTAACTCACCGCACTTACTGTTTGCACTCGCATTTGCTGCCCACAAAAACGCACTTGCCACTCAATGGCTAGCGCCTTTGCCTGCTTTAAACTTTCTGCATAGAAAGTCTGCGGTTCCCACTCTTTCTTTGTTGCCTTGTTGTAAAGGACTAGCAGATAGGGCTTCTTGTTCTCGCCCTGTTTCCACATGCCTTCAACCTGTTCATCTGTAAACATGTCCAGCCTTTCTGTTAGGTGTGTTGGTGATTACGCTGGTTAGACCTGCATCTCTCACCAACACAAGACCTATCATCTCATGCCCTATTCATGCGTAGTCAAGGACATTTTAAAAAAATTTCATAACAATTTTGTTATTTTTGTTTAAACATTATTAGCACTCTCACTCCGGCTCTGCTAACCGACACGCGTTTAAACACTTGGCTTGTGCCATGTGCTAGACTCACTTTTGTTTGCTAAAGCAAACAAAAGCAGGGCAAATAGGACATCTGTTTAAACACTTTAGTTATCTACAATAAATTAAAACAAAAAAATAACCCCGCCATTTCTGACGGGGCTATCTTTGTGTCGCTGTTTAGTAGTTCAGCATGCTGTGTTCAGTCATGTCGTTCCACTCATCATCATCATCAAACGCCATGTTGCGCCAATCGTAGGTGAAAGAGTTTCGGTATGGTTTAAACATCTCCCACTCCACAATCACGCCATCTTTAACTTTAAAATACTCGCCTTCGTTGGCTTCGTATGTCCAGTCAAGGCGTGTATCTAACATGGTGGCTGCATTTTCTACGGTGTCTAAGGTTGAACCGTAAACCAATGAGCCACGCTTGGTCTGACCAATCCACAATGGGGATGAGTTAACCCGTGCAAGGTGCAGCAGATTAGATGCGCCTTGTTCAATCCATGCCAGCGCTGCTGTGCCTTGGATAGTGGGCAGCAATTCGGTTGGATGCTGGGCAGATAATCCCAGCAATGCAGCCACCGCTTCTGAGTCAACCTTGCCGTTGCGTGCAACCTTCAACTGTTTAAACAACTCCCTGTCGTTGCTGATGTGTCCGTTGTGAGTTAACACAATCTTGCCACGGGGGATGGGATGGTTGTTGTTGTTATCCTTTGGGTCGCCTTGGGTAGCCCAGCGGGTATGCAGAATTGCGGTCTGTGCATTTCGGCATAGGTCTTTGTTGTATTGCACGAACTTGGTCGCTGGGATGGCAGCCTTTAGGATTACACGGTTGCCGTTGGCAGGGTTAATCCATGCGCTGCCCGTGGCATGTTGTCCACGGTGTTCAATGTCCAGCAGCATCTGACCTGCAAGGTCAGCAACGCTGGCGCGTTGATGTTCTTTAGGGTTAAGGCAATAGCCTGCAATTCCACACATAAGTTTTTCCAGTCCTTTCGTAGATGTTATTAGGTGAAGTTTACCACGCGACCCGTTGTTCGTTCAAACACCTTGTTTAAACATGGGTCTAGTTGGTTTAAGTATCGGGCATCTTGTTCGGTGTATAGCCCAGCGAACTTGCGCCCGCTGGGGTCAACACCATGCACGATAAATAATGGGGCTGTCTTTGTGTCGCTGTCGCGGTGTTCACTCATTGTTTAAACACTCCAACATTTCTCCCCAGCAGTATCCGTTTTGTGTCCACCATAAGTTAGTTGAAATTTCAATTAAACCCATGAGCAGCAGGGCAGATACGAACCCAGCCACGAACCATCCGCGGTTAGTTAGTTTCATGTTTAAACACCAGCCTTCATGCCTGCTTGGTAAATTTCAACAAGCCGTGCGGTTATTAACTTTTGGGCTTGGCTTTCGCTAGCCATTGATGCTTCAAAATAAAGTATCTGATTTGCTTGGTCGCGCAATTCAGCCATTATTTTTTTTGATAGTGCCATGGTTCCAGTCCTTTCGTTTAAACGGTCAGCAGATTTTGCTAACCGTTAGTGGGCTGCTGGGAATTGCACCCAGTCAACGGCTAACCCGTCAGCCCTGCCCGCCTATTGGCGGGCTGCTAGTTCCTCAGCCCTGCCGTTAAGGTAGGTTGCGGTTTTCTCGGTTAGATAACCGTTGCCAACCATGCCACGCAGCAACGCAGCAAGATTGTTTAAACGGTTATCGGATGGCAGGTCAACTGGGTCAAGCATGATGCCTGCCTTGCTGAGTTCTGCCATGGCGTTGCAAAATTCTGCCCACGCCTTGATTTTGCTGCCGTTAAGTGTGCCGTGGTGTAGTCGGATTTCAACCGTGCCGTGGCGGTCATAACTGGCTAGATTGAGTGAGTAGTAGCGACCACCGTTCAGATTGTGAACCTGACCGTTGCGAACCATCTCAGCGTTGCGCTCAGCATCTTGCAGGCTGATTGGTCGGCAGAACCCGTTGTTTAAACGGGATGGCGCAACCAGCGCTGCGATTGTGTCGTGAGCCATTGACCAGTTCACAACAAGGTTGGCAATACCGTTTAAACCGTAATGCTCAACGCCTAGGTGGACATGGTAGCCAGTTTGCTTGTTGACCGTAGCGCCAGCAGCAGCCAGCGCACGGGCAGCGGTTGTGCATTGGTTCAGGGTATCTGAACCTAGGATTGGGCTAACCGCCTCAGCAGATACGCCACGGGTTCCATCAGGCTTAACCGACCAGTTTAAACCAGCGCGGTTGAGCAGGGTTTGAGCGCTGCCGATTGAAAGGCTGCTCATTTCTAGTTCTATGCCGTAGGTGGTAGCCATGATTAGCACACCACCATTTCTGCGTTGCATGCTGGGCAGATTGGGCAGCCGTGATTGTCCACGGTTGCACGGCTAACACGGCAGATGTAGTTGTCGTTTAAACAAGCAACCTTAATCAAGCGGGTTGTTTGTTTTTTGCGGTCAGGAATTGTGATTGCAGCGTGTGGATAATCAGGCATGCGGTCAGCGATTGTCGCTGCCCATTGTGGCAGCGTTGAGCCGTTTAAACCGACACGGCTTAGGGCTGATTTGTAATCCCGACCTTGCTTGAAATCACCAGTTGCAGCAGCAACCAGCAACGGCATAACCAACCCGATAACCGCTGATTTCTCAGCGATTGTTGGGGACACAAAAATTTCTGCATTGAACTCATCAGATGCAGCAGGTGGGATGAGTTGCGCCCCGACCTGATTTCTTTTGCCCTGCTGGGCTGGGAACCCACAAGATAATTTCACGGCAGGTTCCTCATCTGCCATGTCTAATCTTGATGAGATTTTTGGCAACGCTGATGCTGCCAGTTTTTGCAACCATTGTTCACGGTTCATTTGTTTTGCCTTTCCAGTCTGAGGCTTAAACCCAGTTGTTTAAACCACTATCCGATTATAGGCACACAATTTTTGAAAGGTCAACACCATTTCGCAAAAAACTTTAAATTTTTTTTTGAGACAAAACATCTCACTATTTGAGATGCCATTGCCTGCGGTTCCTGAGCCTGCCTTGCTGCCCGATTGCCAGCGCCTGCCCTGCCCTGCCCTGCCTGCCCTGCCTTGTTGTGTGCAGCGTGTTAGTAGCAGCCAGCCCGCGTGCCAGCGCTGCTGCACACCTAGCGCTGCCAGCCCGCTGCGTGTGCCGTGTCGCTGCGTTTAAACGATAAGTGATTGAGTGCGGGGTCATTTGACCCCAGCATTGTTAAAATCGCTGCGTGTGTGTATGTGTGTATCCACACACATAACTTTGCTAGCCCTGAAAAACCGGGGCTGACCAGCACTTTTGCCCCATTTGGGGGCAATTACGCTGCCTACGGAAAAAAAGTTTAAACATTTGTGTCCAATTACATGCCATTGGACACCTATTAGTAAGTGAAAGGCGTAATCTATGCAGCCTTTCACGCGTAAGCAGGAAACCCCAGTAGGGTTTCCCTAGGCATACCCCTAACCTACGGCTTACGCCTTCGGTTAGGTATGTGAGTTCTTAGCCCAAGACTCACCACAATCGGTCTTGGAGAAACGCTATGGAACGAAAACGCACGACTTCTGCTTCGCATGTTTCAGATGCTGTAAAGAAGCAAATCATTGATTTTTTAATGCAGGGATACTCAGTCCAAAAGGCATGTGATGCAGTAGGTAGAAGTATCAAAACCTATGAGTATTACCGTAAGACTGACCCCGACTTTGCCCTAGCAATAGACAAGATACGGTCTATGACCGCAAGGGGTGAAATGGGTGGTCCGACCCAAGAGGTCCCGCCCTTTCCTGAATTTTCCAAGAAGTATCTTGGCACAGAGGTCTTTACGCACCAGCGACATTGGATTGACTTACTAGAGGGTCGAGTTCCGCAGGAAGTCCACCCATCTATAATTTATGAACCGGGTGCGCCTGATTTACTTATTGTAAATACCCCACCTGAGCATGCCAAGAGTACGACCATTACGGTCAACTATGCGGTTTATCGTATTTGCCAAAATCCGAACATCCGTATAATGATTGTTTCTAAGACTCAGGCAATGGCTCAGAAGTTCCTTTTATCTATTAAGAACCGTTTGACTCACCCTAGGTATCAAGACCTTCATCTAGCCTTTGGACCTGCTGGTGGTTTTGAAAAGAACTCAGACTCTTGGAAACAAGACTTGATTTATCTTTCTGCTGATGCCCGTGACTCAGGTGAAAAAGACCCTACCGTTCAGGCTATCGGTATCCGTGGTCACATCTACGGTTCCCGTGCAGATTTAATTATCATGGATGACTGTGTTGACCACACCAACGCCCATGAATACGAAAAACAAATTGACTGGATACAGTCCGAAGTTATGTCCCGTATTGATAATGACGGGGGTAAACTTCTAGTTGTAGGCACTCGCCTTAGACCTAAGGACTTGTATTCAGAACTCAGGGACCCTATGAGATACCCTGATGAAACTTCTCCTTGGACTTACTTTGCTCAGCCTGCGGTATTGGAATTTGCCGATAACTCAAAGGACTGGGTAACTCTATGGGCAAAGACAAACATGCCCCCAGTATCAGGTAAAGGCGTACCTGATGAAAATGGATTTTACGATAAATGGACTGGTGAAGCCTTATCCAAAAAGCGTGGGCGTATGTCCCCAAATCTTTGGGCAATGGTTTACCAACAACAGCAAGTACATGAGGACTCAGCCTTTCCTTCGGATGCTGTTAAAGGTGTAATTAACGCAGGTCGCAACATTGGCAGAATACCTAAGGGTATGCCAAATGTTAGACCCCACGGTATGGATGGCTTAATTGTCGTTGCAGGTTTTGACCCAGCAGGTGCTGGATACTCTGCTGCCGTTGCTATTGGTTTAGACATCTCAACCCAAAAGAGATACTTACTAGATGTATCCAATGTGGCAGGTATGTTACCTGATGAGATTAGAAGTTTGATTAAAGACTGGACAGATAAGTACAACATCTCCGAGTGGCGAATTGAAAAGAACGCTTTTCAAACAATGCTTACTCAGGACCGTGAAGTACGAGAATACCTTTCGTCAAGGGGTGCGGTTCTACGGGAACATCACACAGGACAAAATAAATGGGACACCGATTTCGGAGTCGCTTCTTTGACGACCTTATTCCACGGACACGCAGAGGGTAATGCTCTTATTGAGTTTCCTTCTACTCACGCTTCTGAGGGATTAAAGGCTTTGATAGAGCAGTTGGTTACTTGGTATCCCGACTCTCCTAAGTCACAAAAGAAAGACTGCGTGATGGCATTTTGGTTTGCAGAACTTGCATGCCGTGACCGCCTTGCATCAGCAAATAACTTTGCTCGTTCGCATAGTCGGCAAAACATGTTCCACACACGATACGACCAAAGTAACCAAATAAACATTTCACTAGATGAACTGCTTTATACAAACTAAACGAAAGAGGTGAGCATGGCGCTTTCCATTGAGGAAATCACTAGCGGGTTTGACCGTTATCGCCGTGCATACGCCGAACGCGATACACGCATGTACAATGTGCTTCTTGTACGCCAAGGCAAGATGCGAGATGTTTTCCCTGACCTATTTCCTGACGGTCCATTTGAAAACCCTATTGTTGCAAACATGGTGGACATTGCAGCCCGTGACTTATCAGAAGTCATTGCACCACTACCAGCATTTAATTGTAATTCAACAACAATGGTTTCAGAGGCAGCACGCAAGAAGGCTGATAAGCGTGGAGAAATTGTTAACGGTTATGTTGACTTCTCTAACCTACAAGCACAGATGTTTACCGCTGCTGACCGTTATGTAACTTATGGATTTGTTCCGGCACAGGTAGAGATTGATGAAAAGAACAAGATGCCACGCATCCGTTTCTTTGACTCTATTGGTTCATACCCAGTCATTGACCGTTTTGGTCGGGTAGTTAAGTTCTACCAACGCATTATGAAGCCAACTACTGAACTTATGGGTCAATACCCTGAGTTGGCTAACTTGATTTATTCTAAAGATAATCCGTCAGACATAACAGAGATTGTCCGTTATCACGACAAAGACCAAGATGTTTTATTTATTCCAAACCGTAGCAACTTAATCCTTGACCGTGCAGTAAATCCAATCGGTGAAGTAATGATTAGGATTGTTCAACGACCATCTATTGACGAACAATCCCGTGGTCAATTTGATGATGTGCTAGCAGTTCAAGTTGCTAAAGCACGCTACGCCTTGCTTTCCCTAGAGGCAGCAACCAAGGCGGTTCAAGCACCTATTGCTATGCCTACGGATGTACAGGAGTTGGCTCTTGGACCTGATGCAATTATGCGCTCACAGAAGCCTAATGAAATTCGTAGAGTCCCACTTGAAATACCAGCAGGCGCTTTTGCTCAGCAGGGAGTTCTTGAACAAGAACTGCGTTTAGGTTCTCGTTATCCTGAAAGCCGTACAGGCAACCTTGATGCTTCAATCGTTACAGGTCGTGGAGTTCAGGCTCTTATGTCGGGCTTTGATACACAAATCAAGACTGCACACTCTATGTTTGCCCGCGCTTTTGTTGAACTTGTTGGCATTTGCTTCAAGGTTGACGAAGTTGTTTTTGGTAATGTTGAAAAAGAATTAAAGGGTAACTACCACGGAACCCCTTACTCAATTAAGTACAAGCCACTCCGCGACATTGATGGTGACCACACCGTAGATGTTCAATACGGATTGATGGCAGGACTTGACCCTAACCGTGCTTTGGTATTTGGTTTGCAGGCTCGCGGTGATAAATTGATTTCACGCGACTTCCTTCGCAGACAAATGCCATTTTCATTTAATGCTACCCAAGAGGAAGCAAAGGTTGATACTGAGGAATTGCGTGATGCAATGAAGCAAGCGATTGCTTCTTATGCACAAGCAATCCCAGCACTTGCATCCCAAGGTCAAGACCCTAGTGAAATTTTAGTTGCTTTATCAGCGGTGATTAACGCTCGTCAAAAGGGAACTTCTATTGAAGTTGCTGTGGCTGATGCGTTTAAACAACCTGAGGTTCCCACACCTGCGGGCGTAACTCCTGAAACAGTAAGTCCTGATGGCATGCCAGTTGAGGGTCCCGCAGGTGCTGGGCAACTCCCTGCTGGATTAAGTCCAACTGGTCGGATGGTAGGCACGGCTGCGGGTCAAATCGCACCGGGTGGTCGCCCTGATGTTCAGTCACTTTTAGCAAGTCTAACTCAACAAGGAGAGCCTAATTTACAGGCTAGCCTAATTCGGCGAGTACCAGCGTAAAGGGGGTGAATAAATGAAGGGATACAGCAAGAAGCCAGCGAACCAAGGTTCAGCAGGTAAGGCTAATGTACAAAAGCCACGCGTAGATGGCACTCCAAAAAAGGGCAATCCTAAAGGCGGTATGGTTTTTCTTAGCAAGCAACCAAAGGGAACCCGCGGTTCCAAGAACAAGTAAGAACTTCATTGATGCAGCCTGAGTACGCTGTTTAAAAAAAACTACTCATAAATTTAAAAGATGCACTTTAGATACGCTCTTAAAGCGAAATGAAAGCAGGATAAAATGGCAGACCAGCGCGGTGGATACAGGAAACCGACCAACCCTGCACCAGTTTCAGGACCCGGTGCGCTCTCTCAAAGAACGGATGGACAACCTGCGCGATACGCAGCAGGCATGGCTTATGGTGAGGGACAAGATTTCTATGAACTTCAAACCCAAGCACCCATGAGTAATGGACAGTCCGCCCCTGCATCTTTACCATTAAATCAAGGTTCTGCCTTAGCAGGTTATGCTAAACCAGTTACACCTTTAGACCAACCAACTCAATACCCTGAGGAACCAGTTACTACTGGTATCCCATCAGGTGCTGGTGCAGGTCCGGAAGTATTAACTTCCCCAGCAATGATTGCTGCTCAGAACTCTGAGGATGTTGCAAGACTTATGGCTGTGTTGCCAGTCTATGCACGCATTGCTGAGTCACCAAACGCATCAAACGCTATGCGTAACTTCTATCGCTATTTACGGAGTCAAGTTTAATGGCTTGGTATAACCGTATTGGCGACATTGCCAAAGGCGTTGTTAATTTTACAGGCATACCGGGCTTAGTTCACGACATTGCTACATCAGGGTCAAATGATGACCCATGGTATGTAGATGCCGTTAATGTTGCCAAAGGTGTTGTTAAAGTCGGAACTACGCCAGTTCGTGGTGCAGTTAAGGGACTCTTTGCGCTTGGCGAAGCATCTTATGAATTAGGTGGTCAAGCCCGTGAAGCAGTTGTACAAAAAGGACTTGAACTTCCTTTTATGTATAACCGATACAAAAATCCCGGTGAAACATACGAACAATACCAACAGCGCGTAGCCGAAAACAAAGATGAAATTTCTATGGGTCAAGTTGCCCTATCTTTGTTTGGTCAGGGCAAGAACGCAGCAGAAAACTCAGGTTGGTTCCATGATTTTACTGACCGTAATTTAAAATTTTTAGCAGCAGGATTTGATTTATTTAATCCTGAGGACAGAGAAGCAGCATTTAACGACCAGTTCATTGGTAAGTTTGCTAGCGGTTCTGTTGACTTTACTTCATCTATGACTATTGACCCATTGTTCTTTGCTGGGTTTGCAGGTAAAGGTTTAACTATTGCAGCCCGTGCGCCAATGGTAACCGCACTAGAAGGTGCAGGCAGAACAGGTGTTGCAGCACTTCCGGGTTCTTTAACTCGTAAAGTTTTTGGTAATTTTGCAATGACTAAAGAAGGCATGGATGACCTATTAGGTCGTGCGCTTCAAGGCGAAGGTCGTGCAGTTGAGGACATTAAGTTCCTTGCACAAACTGATGCTAAAGGTCAGTATGGATACTGGTCTAAAAAGCGTGTTACACATCCTGACGCTATGGCTTATTTATTTGGTCGTGCAACTACTGACCAAGAAGTTGTTGATACCTTCCGTGCAGTAATGGGATTAGACAAGCAAGCAATGGCATCAATCGCAAAGGTTGATGATGAAGCAGCACTTGTTCTTGATAATCTAACAGATGTCCCAAAGCCTTATCGTGAAGCACTAAACGGACAACTTGATGGTGATTTAATTGTTAACCCTGAATACAACCGTGCAGTTGGAACTTATTTAGATACTCTTGTTAAAGAGGATGACCGTTTCCGTATTGCACTAGAAAAAGTTTCTACTGGTGGTAATGAGTTCCGTGGTGGAACTTTTGCCCGTGGACCACTTTCAGGTTATGCAAGAAAGCAAGCAGAGAAGTTAGCAAAGACTTTTGCTGACCCTGAAATTACAATGATACAAAAGACAAGCCTTCATCCAGCCGTTATGGTTGTTAATTACATGAAGGGCAAATCAGAATTTTTTACTAAGTTTCGCCCAAGCGGTGTATTCCAAGTCAATGATGCTGACTCCTATGTGGAGATGAACGCATTTTTGCGTGAAGCCGTTGAACTATCAGGTGGAACATTTGCAACTAAGGCTGGCGTTTATGCTGACCAGTATCTTGCAGCAGCCACCGAAGGTGAGCGTTTAAACATTATTAAGTTGGCAGAAAAAGATGCTTTGGGAATTATTGCCCCAAACATGAGCCAACAGCAGATTGAAAAACTTTATGCAATTTTTGATTACCGCCGTGCTAAGACATTAAAAGAACACAAAGACCGTGGCTTCTTGTCTATCTTTACAGAGAACGGTCCAGTAATTGCTAAGTTTCCACAGTTAGAGCGTGAGTCTGCAAACATTGTTATTGCAATGGACTTACGCCGACTAAAGAACGGTATTGACTCATACGAAAGAGTGCTACCAAGCATCCTTTCAGGTATTGACCCAACGGAAATTGCCGTTCGTGGACAAAAGTTTATGAACACCCTTGATAATGTTAACGACATTTTCAAGACATCTGTTCTTATGCGCTTAGGTTATACAGTTCGTAACCTTACAGAAGCACAACTATCTATGATGGCTAAGGCTTTTGCTCTACCATCCGCTGCTGCGGTTGGTGGACCTGAGGCTGTAAAGAGATTTTTAAACAATCGTAAGGCAGGATTTACTCGCCTTATTGATAATGTTGAAGTTTTAGCAGGTCGTAAAGACGACATCAATGTTTTGCGTAATGAAGTTGCAAAACTTCAAGACATGCTTCGTGGTCTTGACCTTTCTCGTAAGGGTCTTGCAGGAGAAATCCGTACACGCATGGCAGACATTGAGCGTGGTGGCGAGCGCCTAATTGCTAATTACATTGCTGCTGAAAAGGCTAAAGGCAATCTAGTTGGTGTTGAGGAAGCAGCAGCGATTGTGCTACCTAAAGAACTTACAAGACTTCGTTCAGCCTTGGCAGAAGCAGAAGCAGTTACTTTGTATCATGGTTCAGCAGCAGATGAGTTTGCTTTTGACCCAACAAGACCGTTATCTGCTACACCATCAGCAGGAATTGCTGACCGTTATGCATCACAAGAATTTACTTTTGGGCTAGAACGCTACATCTCAGAAACTGGTCGCCCAGTTCCACTAAGAGTTGTAACTCGTAAAGGTCCACAGCGCCATCCGCAGTCAACATTTACCGCTGGATACCGTGGCGCACACACAGCACCTGACCGCGAATTTGGTGCATCACTAGATAACATGGCTCGGATTTACCCTGAGGATGTTTATTCTCCTGATGCTGTTCGTATTTACGGTGTTGGTGGTCCTGATTGGCGTAACCTTGATAAAAAGGTTGCAGCACTTATTCAAGATTTTAAGGGTAATCCAAATCGTACAATTACGATTTATCGTGCAGTACCAAAGGATGCACCCGCTGGCATCAATGTTGGTGACTGGGTAACACCACTTCGTGAATACGCTGACCTTCATGGTAAGGGTCGTTTTGGTGATGAGGCTTTTCGCATTGACGAAATGAAAGTCCGTGCAGGCGACATTTTTACTGATGGTAACTCTTGGTTTGAGTGGGGTTATGACCCACGCCCTGTTCGTAAGCCATACCCTGAAAAGTTAATTACAGCAGCAGCGCGTATGAAGTCAGACATGATTGGCGCATCCCGTGCTGGAAACATTGTTGAACTTCGTAAAGGCACAAGTAAAGGTTTTGTTAAGGTTGATGAGGATAGAATACGCAACCTTAATCCTAAAGAATTAGAGCGTGCAGTATTCCGTGTTCGCCGTGATGGTGGAAGCGTAGTTCCTGTTCGTGCTTATGGCGAAGCACTTTATCTCACTAAATGGTCAGACATCCCATTGGATGTTCGTAAAGAAGTATTTGGTGGAGATGTAAAGGTTTGGCGTGCTTGGGTAAAGAGTAAGGGTTGGCAAGACCAAAACTCACCTTTATACAAATACCTTCGTGAAAACAATTTTGGTCGTGCAGTTGTAGGAGATGACCGCCGTGCAGGTGGAGTTTCACACATTATTCTACCTGAGGCAGTTGGTGAAGCAGGTCGTGGTCGTGAAGTTACTAAGTTAACTCGCGCTCAAATTGAAGCAGCACAAGCAGAAGCAGATGCTGCATTAGACATTGCCCAACCATTACAAGATACTAAAGAACGCCGTCTTGCTCGCACAATGTTACGCCGTAAAGAAAAGTCACGCCGTACTCGCCCAGCAGTTTCTCCTTACTATGATGATGAGAGCCTGCTTGCCATGATTAACAATGGCGTAGAGGATGCTGCTGCAAACATTGGTCGTTCATACGCAGAAGTAAATGCTCAACTTGATGACCTTATGGGTCGTTTAAACGCTCGTATTGGTCAAGCAGAACAAATGTCTGTTAAATCAAAAGTTGGCTATGGAACATTTACTCACGAAGCAGGTGGACACTCTTACGAAGTTGATGAAGTATTTGAGAACGCATCATGGATGCTTGCTCGTACATCATCTGAACAAACTTGGGGTAGCATCATTGGAAGCCAGCAAATGGCGTTCCTTGCAGGTCCGGGTTCTAGGTCAATGCGACCAGTTAAACCGGGCGACCCACGATACTTTGAAGCATGGGCTGGTGTATTAAACCTACACTTCCGCGACCCTGAAACGGGTGCTATGGACCCAGTAGTGCGCCGTGTTCTTGATGGCGACAGCAATGATGAAATTTTAGGTTGGATGACTAGAAGCCTTGAAGGTCGTAAGTGGGCAAATAACACTTACACAGTTCCGGGCAAAGGTCTTGGATTTGGCGAACTAAAGCGTGGTGAACTAAACGACTATCTACTAACAAGAATTAGTGATACTCGTAATGCAGTTAAGACTTACATCCCTGATGAGGATACAGCGCTTATGCTTAGTGCTGCTAAAGAGGATGGCAAGCCATTAACTGGTGGAGATGTAGAAGTCTTTTTACTTAACCGTTTTGGCGCACAACCTGAGAACTTACCTGAGATTAACGGTTTGCTTGTAACTACAAGTAAGGAATACCGTGACCAAGAGCGTGTGGTTGACTTGATTAACCGCCGTGTAATGCGTTTCTTGGGTTCACTTCCTGAGGATACTTTTGCTCGTCACCCATTGGTAAATGTTGTTTATCAAGAAAATGTTAAAAAGAACATTGATGGGATTGCACAGGCTAGAGGAACAGACAAACTTACAGGTGATGAAATTCGCCGTGCTGAGCGTGCTGCCCGTGAGGAAGCCCGCCGTGAAGTAGAGCGCACTTTGTTTACAATCGTTCGTAGAACTGGTGCATCATCAAGCCAAGTAATGCGCTTGTTATTCCCGTTCTATGCAGCCTATGAGAATACTCTTATGCGTTGGGGTGGCATTGTTGCCGAAAACCCACAAGTTGTAACTACCGCTGCTAGAACTATTGCCCAAATTGTTAATGGACAATTAGTGGTTGACCAAGAAGGTAACCGTGTTACTGATGCTAAACAACTTAGCGGAGATGGCATGGCTAATCTTGTAGTTCAAGTTCCTGATGCTTTTATCAAAGCATTGCCGGGTGAGTGGCAAGAAGTTGCTGAGAACGCGTTTAAACAAGTTCGTATTCCTCTATCAAGCCTTGATGTTATTACACAAGGTCAAGCAGGAAATCCGGGCTTTGGTCCTTACGCAGTATTCCCAACTTATTTAATCTTGCGCCAACGCCCTGAATTTGAGGAAGCGTTTAAACCGCTATTCCCAGCAGGTATGCCTACTAACGCAAGCGACATTTTCTTACCTAGCACAGTACGCCGTCTTAAAACCTTATGGTCTAAAGATGAGATGTATGTTCGTACCTTTAATCAAATGTTGCGTTATGAAACATACAACTACAACACAGGTAAGCGACAAGAACCACCAACAGTAGAGGAAGTTACCAGCAAGGTAAACAAGTTCTACATGCTTCGTTCTTTGTCTGCCATCTCTGCACCATTTGCTATTTCACCTGATGTAGATTTCTACCAACAGACTTTCCGCCAGTTCCAAAATCAATACACAGAACCCGGCGAAGCAGAGGCTAAGTTCTTTGAGATGTATCCTGACTTCTTTGAAGCCACAGTATCTCTTTCTAAGAACCCCGGTGGACTTGAAGCCAACCTAGATACCGTTCGTAACCTTCGTAAATTCAGCGGTCTAATGGCAACAGCAGAAGCAAAGGGTGAGCCTGAACTTATGGGATGGCTTGCTAATGACTTTGATGGTCAGTATGACTTCTCACAGGCTGCTTACCAATGGCAATACCGCACAGGTTCATACCCCGGTTCGGCTAACACCTACCGTCAGAACCGTAACCCAGCAGAACTTATTAGAGATGCTAACCTAAAGCGTGGCTGGACTGAGTATCGCAAAATACAAGATGTTATTGATGCCTTCAAAATTCAGAACGGTATCGGTAGTAATCGTGACCCATTGCTAGAGCAGTACAATAATGCTAAGCGCCAATGGCTTGATTACATGGGGCAAAACAACCCTGACTGGTATGCAGCGTACATGTCGCCTGACCGTGGCAAGTACATGAAGCGTGCTGATGTTCTTGAACAAGCGCTTCAAAACAAAGCATGGATGACCCAAAATGGTGACCGACCAGTTGTAAAGGCTGTTGCTTTGTATTTAGATGCTCGTAAAAAGATTGGTCAAGCATTGTTACAGCGCGACCAAATGGGCGGTTCACGCTCATTAGATGCAAATACTAATGATGATTTAGCAGAACTTTGGGATAAGTTTGTTACCCAACTTGGTGCTGAGTCACCTGAATTTAGCGACTTCTATAACCGATACTTTCCAAACGACCCGGTGGTGATTTAAATGGCAGATG